TTGTATTCTGTCGTATTGGAAGCTTACTGGAAGAACAGCAAAACTATCTGTGTTTTCCCATGCTAAGTCCACATCTCCCATCATACCAGGAAATGCATTATCTAAAATAGTTTCGTAGTATCTACCAGTGTCGAGATAATCAGCCGAATAGTGTTTAATTACAACACGACAAGCATACTCATCTTTGTAACCAATCTCAAAGGGGAGCATTCCATCTACCTCAGCAAAAGAACCGCCAGCAGTAGAGTAGTTTACAATTCTTTGCGCCCATGAATGGAAGAATGTGAGCATCTGTGCATCAGAGTCCAACATAAAGATTGCTTGTACTGGTTCTGGGTTTAAGCTAGTTGGCATCATTTTTCTTTGTTGTGCCACTGCTTCGTATGACGCCATACCAATAGTAAGTCCTGGGATAGCCACGTTCTTGCAAAAGAATGTCAAGTCTCTAGAATCTGCGGATGATGTGTTGAACGGAAAGTTGACAATCGTAACTTCGAATAGCGAACTGCGTGAAGGACCGCCAAAGCGATCCATCTGTGTTTTAAAATCTGATATGCTAAACGCCATTACTTGCCCTTTATGATAGCTCTGGAATCTTTCCAGACTTGTGCTTTGGTAGCTCCAACAAACTTTTGGCTTGGTAAAAACAATGCGATATCCCACTCAGTAGGTTGGATATAAACAAACTTTGTTCTTACTTGGCTCATCAAATAGTGTTTCACTGTGGGCTTGAACATGTTGAACTTTGCCGCACCCGATAATATATCATAATTTATTTTTAGTTTAGTCGCTTCTGTATAATTCTTGTTGTTCGCCGTGTCGTATAGAGCATCCATTAACTTTGCTCTTAACACAGGTGGTAGATAGTGTAGGTTGATTCCTAAGAACCCACCCTTTGCTTTATTTATGGGAAAAATTAGAGGATAGTTGTCATAATATGGTAATTTAGATTTGTCAGCTTTATGCTTAGGATCATACATGAATGTATACATGTTGCCTAATCTAAATCTGTTTTCATAACGATCTCTGCCCATCTCTTTGATTAGCTTTGTTCCCTCAGCTTGCTTCTTCGAAACGGTTGCGGCTTGATCACGATACCACTTACGTGCTTCTTGGGTACGAGCAGGCATTTGTCCTGATCTAATACCTTTCAAGAGGATATCGTCGAATACTTTTGCTACCATTTTATTTTATTCCCAGTTCTTTTTCTGTGTAAATAACAAATTGCCACCCACGCTGAGCGCAGAATTTCCTAGCGGCTTTCCATTTTGCATCATTAATCCCAAAGGTTTTAACCTCATTCAAATACTTCCTTGATATCCTACCAGTCTTGGTAGCGTTCTTCTTAGACCTATCAGGTGGCCTTGTTTGTGCATAAGGTTTAATCTCAATCATTATAGTTGCAGATGTGCCATCGCCAGTTTTCTTGTTGACAATTACATCAGGATAGTACCTATGGCGTCTTCCGTCAATAGGAGACATGTAAGGAACTACAACTTCTTCCGACTGCCACCACAATACATCGGGGTGAATGTCCACGTATCTAAAGAACTTGAACTCCCACATAGACCGATAAATGATCTTTGTTGGGTCGCCCTTGTATTTAGAAGGGTTTTTCGGACGAAATCTACCACTATGTGCCATGATATAATAAAATTAACCTTTCGTTGTCATATAAATAGACTTATACATCACTATTTATAAGAAAACAGGCAGGGTTACACATGGGTATTTTCGGATCAAAGTTCTTAAGACCAGAGGTTTATGAAAGAGCTAAAGCCTCATCAAGCGAGACGTCTTATCAGTCATTTCCAGCACAACCACATCCACATAGTATTTTGATGGTATTTAAGAAATATGACTATAAAGAATATGCAAATGGGTTTAACCAACGTAAAGACACACGTGTATCTGGTGGTGGTAGAACATCTGGTGTTGGTTTGCGATCTAGCAACTCAATCGAATTGCCATTTCCAAAGAACCTCACTGACGCCACTGATTTAAGAATAAACGGTTTCGAGCGTGATCCATTTACTGAAGCAATTGCAAATAAAATTAAATCTTTTAGTGAGGGTGGTAGTGTAGAAGATGTTCCAGGCATGCTCCAAGGATTGGGACAAAGTATGTCAGCCGCATTGACAGGTGGTAATATGGCAGGGGGTCTTAACGACATTGCTTCAAAGTTCTTAGGAACTGATCTTAAAGATATTGCATCTGGCGCTCAATATTTGTTGAGAAGTAATCCGTTAATGTCTGGTGATATTTCCAAGACTATTGATACTGTTACAAACCAAACACTCAACCCACGTGAAACTCTTGCTTTTGAAGGTGTGAACCTAAGAAGCCATGCATTCAATTGGGAACTGTTTCCTAGCAACCAAACTGATTCAGAACGTATTCGCAACATCGTAAAGATGATCAAAAGAAATTCATTACCAACAGTTACTTCTTTGGCAGGGATACGTAAAGCATATTTGCAGTACCCATCTACTGTTGATATGTATCTACTTGGTGTCAACGAAGAGCATTACATGAAATTTAAGACATCTATGGTCAGTCAATTTACTGTTGACTATGGTGCTGGTGGTGGAGTTGCTATTATGAAGGGTGGTAAGCCCGCTGGAGTATCAATATCAATGACACTGCAAGAGTTGGAAGCTGAAACGGCTCACGATTATGGTGTGGGGGATAACCCAATCCAAAATGCTACATTAATGGATCAGGGGAACATAGAATAATGGCTAAATATTTCGAACAGTTCCCAGTAATAAATTACGAAGGTAGATTGGTGCGTGATATTACACGGCGCAGTAGCTTCACCAAAGAAGTTTCTACCAATCCACTTCTACATCTTCCATATACAGTAAAAGAAGGTCAGCGTCCAGAAGACATCGCTGATTTTTATTATGGCTCTACAGACTATACGTGGTTGGTGTATTTTTCTAATAACATCATAGACCCTTATCATGACTGGCCTAAAGCAGAACTTGACTTTAATAACTATCTTATCGACAAGTACGGTCAGCAATCAGGCTTGATTGGCGAAGATATCGTTGATTGGACTAGAGACGATAATGATGAGAATATCATCTATTATTATAAAGAGGTATAATCAATGGCAGTAGATATTGTAAAATTAGCACCTGAGTCGTTTAGAACGATTTACCTTCGCAAAGAAGATCGTATCATCTTGCGTACTGAATTGGGCAGAAAAATTATCATCAAAAGAATTATTCCAGAAGAATGGAAGCCTTGGAAAATTTACGACCAAGAATTAGCTGATAACAATAACAAAAAGGAAATATTCTTGATTGACGCGCAGTTCCTACCACAGATCACAGACAGCTTCATCAAGAAGACACGTAGCTAATGGCAGACAATAGCGATTTTAATCCTTCAGCAGGTGATATTCTCAGTGCAGTCGTAACCAATCATTCTGGTTCGAAGAAAGAGGATATGGCTGGACGTATTGTTGGATTTGAGGTTAGACAATCCATGCATCAAATGGGGTACTCTGGAAGTATCACCGTGCTAGATACTGTTGGATTTCTTGACGGATTTCCTCTAAGATCAGAAGAAACCATAGAACTCAAAATCAGAACATTTGATACCAACACTGAAAAGAATATAAAAGTTCGTGTGTATAAAATCGACAACTTTATTGTTTCTGAAAGTGGAAATGGTGCATATTACACAATACAATTTGTATCAGATGTTTCATTCCAAGCAAGCACAAGACGCATCATTAAATCTTATCAGAGTTCTATTAGTGACATTGCAAAAAAAGTTTTCGAAACATATTTCTCAAAATTGGGTGGTGCAGATTACCTTGACCCTACTAAGAGAAATCGGGTAAATGAGTACGGAACTGCAAGGTATGCTATTTCGGCTGAGCCAAGTAGAAATTTCTTTGTTCAACCAACTGAGAACATTAATAAGTGTATTATACCAAACATGGCTCCTACTGACGCAATGAAGTATTTGCAGACACAGGCGTATCAATCAGAGACACCATCAAACTCTTTTAAATTCTTTGAGACTTTGGATAATTTTTACTTTGCAACTGATGAATACTTTATCAAAACTGCACAGACACAAGACTTGATAGATTTATTTTACTCCCCATCATCTAATGCAGATGGTAGAAATCCTGATGATCAGATAAACAGGGTGGAAGAATTGAATATAATATCAAGAGGAATTGATACAGCTAATGACATGATGTCTGGCGCATATACGAATCGTGTTACGGAAATTGATCTAGTAAGAAGAAAGATCGTAAATAACTTATTTGATTATTCTAAAGATGCTAAATATATTGACATGTCGGGCAATCGCGTAAATCTTGATGACAACCCACACACAGCACAGTTTAGAGAAGATACGTTTACTGAAGAAAACGCAAAAGACTTTTTAGTGTATAAAGATTATCAACAACCAGGAGACATTCCTGGGTCTTTGCACACGGATAGGCACGTCTCAAAAATTGTTTCAAATAGACTTTCCTATCAACAACATTTGAACTCCACTAAAGTTCAGTGTCAAATTAAAGGTCGTTTAGACATCATGCCAGGTATGATTGTCAATTTAGATGTGCAAAATATGGATGGTATTAATACATTATCCAGACACACAAACCTTAGTGGTAGATATTTGGTTGTTACGACTTTACATTCTCGTTCTAAAGAGAGCAATACATTAAATACAGCGCTCGAACTAAGTAAGTTTGATTGGAGTAAAGGTGAAGTAGATGCATGAATATGGCGTAGGAATTAAAGACCCACTATTTTTTGTTGGGGTGATTGAAGATAACATTGACCCACGTAAAGAAGGGCGTTGTAAAGTTAGAGCTTTTGGTGTTCATGGAACTAATAAAGACATTACGGCTGAAGACTTGCCATGGGCTATTGTTGTTCAAGGAGACTATAACCCAAACACCATACCAAAATTAAATTCTTGGGTTTTTGGTATGTTCTTGGATGGTAGAGGCGCACAACAGCCAATGGTACTTGGGTTAATCCCATCACAAATGACTGAGATTATGGACCCAGAGATAACAGGATGGGGTTCTTTACCAAAAGCCCATGGACATTTAACCGCAGAGGGTAGTGATCCAGAAAGTTTTGGACAGCCACAAAATCACAGACTTGCACGTGCTGAAAACATAGAAGAAACCTACGTTCTACAACAAGAAACTATGCGTACTAAAGACGTGAAGATGGCTGGTGGTGACGAAAACAAAAGTTGGTCTGAACCTAGTTCTGCTTATGATGCATCATACACACACAATAGGGTCATTCATTCTGGGGCAAACTCAATTGAAATAGATAGTACACCTGGCCACGAAAGAATTATGATTTGGCATCAATCTGGCTCTTATGTTCAAGTGGATAGTAGGGGAACCAAAACAGATAAATCTGTAAGCGATAAATATGAGGTTAACGATAGAAACCAACACGTTTCTGTTTCTGGTATGAGTACCGTCACGATTATGGGAAATAGTTACGTTTACGTTGAAGGTAATAAGATTGAAGAAATTAATGGTGACTTACAACAGTTAGTACATGGCAACTATTTGCTTTCTGTTGGTCAACAAGCAACTATGCAAGCTGGCAACCAAGTACAAATTCGTGGTGCTGATGTTAAGATGGAAGCTAATGTTGGTACTATGTCTATCAAGGCTGAGAAAGAACTACAGACTGAAGCTGGTATTGGTTGGTATGCGAAAGCACCATTTATTTGGTCTGAAGCGACAACGAATATGAATATTAAGGCTAATAATATGAACTTATTTGCCACAACAGAAATGAATATTAAATCTGCTGATCTCAATATCATCGGCACAGGCACTACTGATATTAGAGGTGGCGTACTAACACTTGGTTCGGACGGCGAACTTCATGTCAGAGGTACTACTGTTCATATAGATGACAATGTGAACATGGCGAATGGTGATGCGGCTACAGCCCATGCAGATGG